AACTTGTCATCCTGTCAGTTTATCTATTGATTTGTTATCATATGTTTGGCATAGTGTAATTGTCATCAGGGGGAACCTGCTGACATAACTTAAACTGTCAACACATAGGAGATTGACATGCGTACTTTAAACACAGCAACACAAAAGAAAATCGCAAGCGCGGTAGAGTTAGGCATCAAGGCAGACAAGGCAGGCATTGCCGCCCTTGACCTGCTGATAGCAGACGGCTTCGACAAGGTGACTGATTACGTCAGCCCCAAGTCAGACGGTTCAACCATCCACGCGGATGAATGGACGGCGCTTAAAGCGGCGGTCGTGCTAGGCTTCACTAAGACTAATCAGGCATTGCTAGCCAAGCCTACTAAGTCTCTGACTGAAATACAGAAGAGTGACAAGCGATACTGGCAACAACAGATCGGCGCTCGCATCGGTGACTTCAAGACCCAGATCAGCAAGCGCTTGAATGCTGACAAGTCAGACGGCGCAGGATCACGCAACCGCCCACTTGATCAGCGGGTCCGAGATAACTTGAACGATGTTATCAAGGTATGCCAGACAGCAGAGGAAGCAACCTTTGATCTGACTGACATGATTGCCAAGATCAAGCTAGCCTTGGCGGTACTCAAGTGAAGCGGTTGATTGAAATAGGAGGTGGCCTAGCGGCCACCTTCGCAATCGGAGCCATGTTTGCTTTCATCATCATTAACTTGTTACTAGGTTGTGAGTCATGGGATCAATCATATTGGACAGCAACTAACTCTTGCTTAACACCCACGGCAATTTGGGATTCAATTGTCAACTAAGATCAACCCCGCTTCGGCGGGGTTTTTTTATGCCTGCGCTTCGGCGCAGTCGATACCAGTTCCTCATGTCGCGCTGAGCCTCGTGTGTTCGTGTTACCACGTGACACCTTAGAGCCACCGGGCTGCACAATGTTAGTGATGACCCTAACACAAGATACCAGTTCCTAGTGTCGCGCTGAGCCTCACGTGTGCACGTCATCACATGATCGCGTATAGCGCAGCCCCCGGACTTTGTTAGTGTCACACTAACACACGATACCAGTTACTTGTGTCGCGCTGAGCCTTTGTTCGCGCTAATGTTCGTAATGTTCGGCTATTGTTCGCTTTTATGAAGTGTCAAACGTACATTTAGTTTTGATGCCATCGAGTGGCAATTACTGACATGCGTTAGCATAACCTGCTTATCAGCTTTTGTAGTTTGTTTAGTTTTCTTATTATTTATATCTATTGTTCTATTTAATAATAATTGTATCTAATGGGTAAAGTTAGTGTGGCACTAACAGTGTTCGTTTCTGTACGTCCTCGTCGGCCCCCCTCCGAGCTAGTTCTCACTCCCCCAAACAGCGAACATTAGAACATTGTATGTAAATCAATGACTTGCTTCCGAACATTGTAAGAACATTACACTAAACAACAGAACATTACACTTCTACACACGTCCTGACATCATTTGACATGTCTCGCTATTTGTGGCATAATAGTTATGTTGGTGGGAGGTTTCAACGGTTCCCCCTCTTGTCCTATGACAGGTAGCCTCTCACCAACAACCTAAACCAAATGTCACACAGGAGAACGACATGTCACACGAAAGCAATGTTAGTGCCGCACTAACAAACGACCATGCGGTAACAGCACCATCCATTGGCTCTTCATCTATGTTGGTAGAGTTAAGCATCAGTACATGGACTGGGCGCAAGTTAGACAAGCGTGCATCAAAAGATGTCACCACAACCAACCATGCCGATGCAGGTATCGCAAACGTCCACAAGAAACTACTGGGCAACTGCGATGAACTCACGGCGGTACAGAAGTTTACCGCTAATGTTCGTAACCTACATTACAGCATGACAATGCCGTGGTCTGATACTGGCCTTCGATTACTACCGACTGCTCAGTATTTCAAATACCATCAGGCAATGACCGAGGTTCAGAACGAGTACAGCCGAATGGTTCAGACCTTTATCGACACATACGACTGGGCGATCAGTCAGTCACAGGCAAGGCTTGGCAACTTGTTTTCACACGATGACTATCCATCGGCGGAGCACATAGCCAACAAGTTCAACTTTCGCTTCTCATATATACCGTTACCAGATGCAGGTGACTTCAGGGTGGATATAGGTAACGAGGGTAACGAGTTAGTACGTGAGCACTACCAGTCGTATTACTCCGAGCAACTGACCAACGCCATGAATGACGTATGGCAACGAGCGTTCAAAGCATTGACCAAGATGTCAGAGCGTCTCGACTATGCCGATCACGAACAGAAGAAAGTGTTTCGTGACACGCTAGTGTCCAACGTGGTTGATCTCGTCGAACTACTGGATGTGTGCAACGTAACAGGTGACAGTCAGATGTCAGCGATGCGCATGAAACTGGATGATGCCCTACGTGGTATTACACCAGACGCACTACGCGAGGATGGCTACCTTCGCGCAGAAACTAAACGTGCTGTCGATGATGTCATCAAAGCACTTCCATCAATAGACCTTTAATCAGTTAGTGCCGCACTAACAAATCAACGGAGAAATATTATGAACTCAGCAATTCAAATGTACGCACTTGGCTTAGACCAAATCGCAACATCAATACTCAAGGGTGGTGACAAGCGCACCGTCCTTGTCCAAGGGCACATGGGTACAGGTAAGTCATCACTACTTACCACGTTATCACGTGACCTACCCAAGCACACACCGTGCTACTTCGACTGTACCACCAAGGACTTAGGCGACATCACCATACCCAAGATGAACCAACTGGATAACGCCGATTACGTTTCGTACGCGACCAATGAGGAGTTGGGCGCACACCACAAGACACCTATCATTCTCATGATCGACGAGTATGGCAAGGCTAACCCTGCGGTGAAGAACGCGTTACTACGTGTCATGTTGGAGCGCAAGATAGGTGGGTACGAACTGCACCCTGACAGCTTAGTGTTTGCTACAACTAACCTTGGTGCTGAGGGTGTCGGTGATCTACTACCACCACATGCGAGGAACCGGATCACGGTGATCACCGCACGTAAACCTGACAACATGGAGTGGATCGAGTGGGGTATCAACAACGGTGTTGACCACACACTACTTGGTTGGTGTAAGGACAACCCCCATTTGTTCTATGGTTTTGAGGATGTCAAAGACCCCGATGACAATCCCTACATCTACCACCCCAAGCAACAACGTACCGCGTTTGTTACACCGCGCTCACTTGAGGCCGCGTCCGACTGGCTCAAGACACGAGAGCACTTCGATGATCAGACGTTAACAGGTTTACTCATGGGTACCATTGGTGAACGTGGCGCTATGGACTTGATGGCCTTTGTCAAACTAGCCGACCAACTACCGTCACTGCAATCTATCAAGGACGAACCCAAGACAGCCAAGGTACCAGACAGTGCCGCCGCCGTGTGTATGGTTGTTTACCGTAGCCTGTCTACTCTCGGAGCTGACTGGGTTGATTCATGGATGGACTACATGGTGCGCCTCGACAAGGAAGCGCAAGGTATGTTCGCCAATGGGTGTAGTGCCGAGAAGTATGCACACCGCAAGATCGTGATGACCAACAAGAAGTTTACTCAATGGGCAATGGACAACAACTACATGTTCGCCGCCGACAAGAAGTAAGGAGAAGACTATGTTAGCAATAGGTAAACAACTTACCCCAGAGCAACGACTATCCAAAGCTGTCGTTGACATCATGGGCAACCCTAAATACGTTGCCCTCGCAGGTGTCCTCATGATCGGTGATCGTTCGGTGGTGGACAACATACCAACGGCATGTACCAACGGACGTGACGAGATGTATGGGCGAGACTTCATTGACTCGCTCAACGATGCAGAACTACGGTTCCTTGTACTTCATGAGGTATACCACAAGCTGTATAAACATCTTACTACATGGCGACATCTGCACGACCAAGATGCTCAGCTTGCCAACCAAGCGTGTGACTATGTGATCAACGTCAAGATTTCCGATGACAACCTAGATGGTTGGGCAGTCATGCCGCAAGGTGGGTGTCTCGACCCCAAGTACCGACACTGGGACAGCGCCGCAGTATTCAATGACCTACGTGATAACGGCTCACCACAAGATGGCGATGGCGACGACGATGCAAGCGCTGATGGATCAGGTGGTGACGGCTTACCACAAGATGGCGACGAGGGGTCAGGTGGTGAATCACCTAAAGGGTTCGACAGCCATGACTGGGATGGTGCCGCCGAACTTACACCAGATGAGAAGCGCGAGTTAGCACGTGATGTTGACGAGGCAATACGTCAGGGCGCGTTGATCGCAGGTAAGATGGGCAGTGGTGGTGATCGTGACCTTGAGCAACTACTCGAACCACAGATAGATTGGCGCGAGGTATTGCGTGAGTTTATACAGACCACATGTGCAGGTAATGACTACTCGACATGGCAACGACCGAACAGGCGTTACGTGTCATCAGGTTACTACATGCCTAGCGGTATCAGCGAGCAGGTGGGTGAACTGGTCATTGCCGTTGACACGTCAGGCTCCATTGGTCAGTTAGAACTTACAGCTTTCATGTCAGAGATACAGGCTATCTGCGACACGGTGCACCCTGATCATATCCGCTTACTCTACTGGGACACACGTGTGTGTCAGGACGAGAAGTACGACATGCACCAGCTAGACGAACTGGTGAAGACTACCAAGCCCAAGGGTGGTGGTGGCACCGATGTTGAGTGTGTTACCGACTACCTCACCGAGCATGGTGTCAAGCCACAAGCCGCGATTGTTCTCACCGATGGGTACCTTGGTGGATCATGGGGTCAATGGTCTTGCCCTGTGCTATGGTGTATCTTAGATAACAAAAGTGCAAAGCCTGATACAGGTAAGCACGTAAACATAACATCAAGGGAGATGTGATATGACCGACCTAAGTAACCGTCCAATGGAGTATGAAGAAGCGTTGAAGATTATGGATGAGACCGTAGCCTTCCGCGTACGCGAGATTGAACAACGTGCCGAGACAGAAGAAACATTCGAGGCACGTATGGCAATGAAACGATTAGCGCAATCAGTACATGATGCGTTCAACAAAATCAGAAACGGCTAAGTTTAAGGAGAACGACAATGGCTAGATATGAATACAAACTTGTTAGTGAGGCACTAACAACAGGCGGTACAGTTACCGACAATACCAACGGTGCCGAATATACTACACCCTTTGCCGAACGGGTATGTAAAGAGTTACGTGTGAAGATGCACCCACGTAATAGTGCAAGCTACTGGATATACCGAGACGATTGCCCATACGTGTTGGGGTGGGTTGCATACGGTGACTACCGAGATGGTGGTGATGGTACGCCCATGTATGTTGTGCAAGCACGTACGATTGTGAACGGCAAGTATGCCGAGTACAGCAAGCAATACTTCATGAAGATGTCCACCAACTTTGATGTGGCAGTACGTAATGCTAAGAAGTTTATACGCATGATGTCACCGCAAGAGTTAGCAGGCACACGTATGCGAGACGCATCGAATGCAGTAGATGGTGTGGTTGACGTGGCGAAGAATGAGTTCAGTGAGATACGTAACAAGGTGATCGACGTGGAGTCGAGCCTGTATTCCTCACGCACCAACGAGGGTTCTTCTCTTCTTAACGAGTTACGTCACCTGATGAACACTAACCACGAGTTCATAGATACTATGTTTGGAGAGAACCTAGCTACATTCTTTGCTAAGCAAGAAGAGTTGGTTAGGTTGAAGAACCGCACCGTACCTATGTGGTTTGTCCGAGTGTACGACCGCATGGAGCAACAAGTGTTTGATGTTATCGACATCGACAAGGCTGAGAGTGCATACGGTGCAGAGATCAGTGATGACGTAAAACGGTACACAGCAGACACGTTACCCGAAGACATCATGCAGAAACTTTCTGTACTCAATATCCTGCAAGCCAATGATTACGTTGATGATGTTGGCTTCTCCGCAGGTGAGGGTATGTTTTATGTCGTGCGATAACGACTTACCACATGATGATAACGTATACCGCGTCTACGTAAACCCACACACCAACACTGTCGAGGTGTCATGTATTGGCATGGAAGTTGACAGCGCGGTCAGTGGAGAGTACCCTTCAGTGGATGACCTTCCTTTGTGGATGCAAGAGAAGGTTGCTCTACTGATGATGACCCCATTGGATAAGCCAACCAGTGAGGTTGAAGCGGTAGGCAGACGGATTGATGATAATGTTTATTGGATATTCCGTGTGTAATGTTAGTGCGGCACTAACAGGGGGGATGGTTCGCCACCCCCCGACTTTGATTTTGATACCAGTTCCGAGGGGAAACATATGATCGACGAACGAGGGGAAATCGAAAAAAGATTATCTGAGGGTTTGTGTCCGTGGTGTATGCAACCCTTGATGCAAACAGAAGAACCCAATACGCGCAAGTGCACACAGTGTAGCGGAAAGGTTACTGACGTAGACACAGGAGAACGAGATGGCAATGACACCAGAAGCAAAAGTTAAGAAGAAAGTAGCGGCGCACCTAAAGACGTTAGGAGCCTACTACTTCTATCCAGTTACAGGAGGATACGGTAAGAGTGGCGTTCCTGACATCATCGGATGCTACGAGGGTAAGTTCTTTGGTATAGAATGTAAGGCAGGTAAAAACAAACCAACTCCCTTGCAAGAAAAGAATTTATCTGATATAAAAGCTAACGATGGCATAAGTCTTGTCATTAACGAAGACAATATAGATGACGTGTTGGTCTATGTTGGCGGTAAGCACCGCGACCCACGACAGTTAGAGTTAGATTTTGAAGGCTCACCTGTTTAGACACTGCAAAAATTGGAGATCGTTATGGGATACACCGAAGAAGGTATCGGTTATCAGCGTAGAGATACAAGTCTCGCCGCCGCTGAAGATAACGCAGGTAAGAAAGTTACCTTACGTGAACAAGTCTACGCACTACTAACCAAATCACCTATACCACTGAGCACTGAAGACATCGCGGATCATCTTGAACGTCCTTATGTTTCAGTACAACCACGTCTATCTGAGTTATCAAATGATCGTCGTGTAAGGGATAGCGGAAGGCGCGGCAAAACCCAATGGGGTAAGGCGTGCATTCTATGGGAGGTGGCACGTGTCGAAGCAACGAACTAAAGCTGAATGGATCGCTATCGCAAATCATTGCGTTGAGGCTTACCTACTTGCTCCGAAGTATTCACCCATGCGGATATTCTTTTCGTGGGGTGAGAAGTATGCAAGAAAGCAAGCCGCACAATCCCCCGAGTAATCAACTTAGCCACCGGACCTTAACCGTACGAGGGTCTTGTGGTCACTTGTTATATCGTACGAGCACTAGGAGAACGACATGAGTACCAAGAAACAATCACCCAAAGCCGATAAGGTATGGGCGTATTTAGTTAAGAATAAAACAGCTACCCCTGCACAGGTCGCAAAGGCTACTGGCGTATCGTATGGGTACGCTTACAAGTTAATGCAAAACATCTCTAGCATAGGGGAGAACGGGTCTGTTGGCACAACCATGCGTGCGGAGGAAGCGAAAGGCACCAGAAAAAAGCCACTACCCTCTGGGGGAAACTCAGAGGGATTTTCTCGCGGTCAGATTCTTGATACTGCTAAGTCGTACGTAACTAAGGATCGTGCGGCTGATCATGGGGATATGGAGAATAACTTCTCTAGGATAGCTGATTACTGGACGGTGCATCTTGACTACCCTGTATCAGCTACCGATGTCGCCGTGATGATGACACTTCTAAAGGTAGCACGTATTAATTCTAATCCGAAACATCCAGACAACTGGGTGGACGGGGCAGGTTATATGGCGTGTGGTGGTGAGTTAGCAGGGAGTGACTTCTAATGGACTTAATCACAATAGATTTTGAAACATACTATGACAGGGATTTTTCCCTGTCTAAGTTAACAACAGAGGAGTACGTACGCGATCACCAATTTGAGGTGATTGGCGTGGGTATCAAGGTGAACAATGAAGGAACTGAATGGGCAAGCGGAACGCATGAACAACTTAAACGATACTTACACACCTTCAACTGGGCAGAAAGCATGGTTCTCGCTCACAACACTTTGTTTGATGGTGCCATTCTCTCTTGGGTGTTTGATATTCATCCTCGCGTGTATACCGATACTTTGTGTATCGCCCGTGCTTTACACGGGGTGGAAGTTGGCGGCAGTCTCAGGGCGTTGTCTGAACGCTACCAGATTGGCACTAAGGGAACCGAAGTCTTAAACGCGTTAGGCAAACGTCGAGCCGATTTCTCTGAACAAGACTTGGCGCTGTACGGTGACTACTGCATAAATGATGTCGAGTTAACATACAAACTCTTCAACATCTTCCTAAAGAAAGGCTTTCCTAAACAAGAACTTATGATAATAGACATGACGTTACGTATGTTTACTGAACCGTTCTTGGAGTTGGACATTGGGTTGCTTGAACAGCACCTTGAAGACACACGTGAACGTAAAGACCAACTACTTGAGGATGCAGGTGTATCTAAGGAAGACTTGATGTCTAACCCTAAGTTTGCCGCAGTGCTTGAGGGTCTAGGCGTAAAGCCGCCTATGAAAATAAGTTTACGTACAGGCAAAGAAACATTCGCGTTCGCCAAGAACGACGAAGAGTTCAAGGCTCTGGTTGACCATGAGGATGACCGAGTGCAAGCGGCAGTAGCCGCACGTCTGGGTACGAAGAGTACCCTTGAGGAAACACGTACTCAGAGGTTTATAGACATAGGTAAACGTGGGACTTTGCCGGTTCCAGTAAGATACTACGCCGCACACACTGGGCGATGGGGTGGTGATGACAAGATCAACATGCAGAACCTGCCTAGCCGTGGCCCAAATGGTAAGAAGTTAAAGCGTAGCATCCTAGCACCAGAAGGACACACGTTGATTGACTGTGATAGTTCGCAGATCGAAGCACGTGTACTCGCATGGTTGGCAGGTCAGGATGACATTACTCAGTCATTCGCTAACGATGAAGACGTATATAAGGTGATGGCTTCTCGCATATACGGTGTTGCCGAGGACGAAATAACTAAAGACCAACGGTTTGTAGGTAAGACTACTATCCTTGGCGCAGGTTATGGGATGGGTGCAGTTAGGTTTCAAGAACAGCTAAAAGGCTTTGGGTTTGAAATGGAACTGGATGAAGCGCGTCGAGTTATCAATATCTATCGTGAGGCTAATTGGAAAATAAATCAGCTATGGCGCGACTGTCAGAACATGATCAAGTACATGGTGAACGGCGATACCATACAGATAGGTAGGGAAGGTGTACTGAAAGTGTTGGGATCAGAACGTGGGATTCTTCTTCCTTCTGGTTTGATGCTACGTTATGACGACTTATCAGGTGAGCAAGGGGAGCGTGGTGTTGAGTATAGTTACAAGACACGGCGTGGTCGCACCCGAATTTATGGTGGGAAGGTAACAGAGAATGTATGTCAGGCGATAGCGCGTTGCATTATTGGTGAGCAAATGTTACAAATCAGCAAGAGATGTCGTATTGTGTTAACGGTGCATGACTCCATCGTCGTATGTGTAAAAGACGAGGACGTGATCGAATCGAGAGCGTTTGTTGAGGAGCGTATGCGTTGGACACCCGACTGGGCGGCAGGTCTGCCTATCAATTGTGAAAGTGGACTAGGAAAATCTTACGGAGATTGTGAATGAGTGTAGCCCCGTGGTCGTTCAGCAAGATTAAAGCGTTTGAACAATGCCCTAAACAGTTTTACCACGAAAAGGTACTCAAAGAATATCCATTCGTGCAGACCGATGCGATTCTATACGGAAATGAGTTTCACAAAGCCGCCGAAGATTACGTTGGCAGTGATACCCCTCTCCCTAAGAAGTTTGACTACGCGCAAGCAATGCTTGACTCCCTTAACGACAAACGAGGGGTCAAGCTATGCGAACAAAAGGTAGGCGTAACCGAGAACCTAACCGCATGTGGATTCTACGATAAAGATGTTTGGTTCCGTGGGATCATTGACTTGCTAATTGTTGACACGTTAGGGGAAACCGCATGGGTCATCGACTACAAGACTGGTAAAAATGCACGATACGCAGACAAAGGGCAGTTAGAACTAATGGCTCTGTCTGTGTTTATACACTACCCCGAAGTAAAGAAGATTAAAGCAGGGTTAGTGTTTGTTGTTAGTAATGATCTTATCAAAGCGAAGTACCATGAGTACGATACCAGTTCCTTGTGGACTAAATGGTTAGGTAAGTATGAAGCCATGAAGATCGCCGCCGATAAAAACGTCTGGAATCCGCGCCCGAATGGTCTGTGCAAAAGGCACTGCCCTGTCACCGTGTGCGCTCACAATGGGAGTAACTAATGCCATACAAAAATAAAGAAGACCGTAAGAAACAAAAGAACAAACCTGTCGATAGTAAAGAGTTTAAGGCACGTATGGAAAGACAGCGTGCCAGAAGAAAGATGGATAAGACAGGTAAAGACGCTAACAAGAATGGTAAAGCTGACAAGAGAGAAGGCAAGGACGTAGCACATAAGAAGCCGTTGGCACGTGGGGGTTCCAACAAAGATGGCGTCACAGTACAAAGCCGAAAGAAAAACCGTACGGCAGGTGGGGCGTTGAGCAAAGGCTCTAAGAAAAAATAGTTAGTGACACACTAACACCGCGCCATACGGCGTTGCGATGGAGAACGATGTGCAAATATTAAAGAACAAGGCGCTACTGTTGCGTCTGAAAAACCCGAACAAAGTTACTACAGTTGTCGAGAAGAGCCGAGAACTATCAAATAATCAAGTAGTAGTTAACTGGGGTGTAGACGAAGCGCATACCCTAAAGAAGTTAAATATAAAGGTGCCATCACCCATTGAAGGACAGTACCAATGGTCTGGTCAGTACACACCCTACGAACACCAAAAGGTTACTTCCGCGTTCCTTACTATGAACCGAAGGGCTTTCTGCTTTAACGAGCAGGGTACAGGTAAAACTGCGTCTGCTATCTGGGCATCCGATTTCCTAATGACCCAAGGTAAGATACGGCGTGTGTTAGTTATCTGCCCGCTCTCGATCATGGATAGCGCATGGCGCAATGACTTGTTTAGTTTTGCCATGCACCGCACGGTTGATGTGGCTTACGGTGCTAAAGAGAAGCGCAGAAAGATTATTAACCAAGGCTCTGATTACGTCATCATTAACTATGATGGGGTAGAGATTGTAGCCGATGACATAGCCAAGGGTGGGTTCGACTGCATCATAGTAGATGAAGCTACTCACTATAAGAACGCACAGACCAAACGATGGAAGACACTCAACAAGTTGTTAACCGACCAGACTTGGTTGTGGATGATGACAGGTACCCCTGCGGCTCAATCACCCCTCGACGCTTACGGTATTGCTAAGTTAGTTAACCCCACTGCCGTGCCAAGGTTCTTTGGTTCGTTCCGCGATATGGTGATGTACAAAATCACCAACTTCAAATGGAAGCCAAAAGAAACTGCTTCGGATACAGTCTACAACGCACTGCAACCTGCTATCAGGTTCACAAAAGATGAGTGTCTGGACTTGCCCCCTATGGTATATGCCAAGCGAGAGGTAGAACTCACGCGTCAGCAGACAAAATACTATAAAGAACTAAAGAATAAGATGGTATTACAGGCCGCAGGGGAAGAGATAACAGGGGCTAACGCCGCTATCATCATGAGTAAACTCCTACAAATCTCTTCTGGTGCGGTGTATACCGATAACGGAGAGGCATTAGAGTTTGACATCAAGAACCGATACAAAGTCTTGCGTGAAGTAATCGACGAGAGTAGCAAGAAGGTGCTTGTGTTCGTACCGTTCAAGCACACGATAGACATCCTTACAAACAAACTACTCGACGATGGGATAGCTACCGAGGTTATCCGTGGTGATGTATCCGCACCCAAACGTACAGATATATTTCACCGATTTCAAAATAATACTAACCCACGGGTGTTAGTAATCCAACCACAAGCCGCCGCTCATGGTGTCACGTTAACCGCCGCTAACACAGTTGTGTGGTGGGGTCCTACCAGTTCGTTAGAAACTTATGCCCAAGCCAATGCACGTGTTCACAGAGCAGGACAAGATCATAAGTGTACCGTCGTCCAGCTCCAAGGTTCAGCCGTAGAGAAACGTGTTTACACACTGTTAGATAACAGAATCGACGTACACACAAAAATGATTGATCTTTACAAAGAATTGCTTGACTAAGGTATTATACGCTAGTAGAGTGAACCTCCCGACACAATTTGTCGTGCGATTAGGAGAAATAAAAATGAGTGAGGATAAGAAGTTAGCTGAGAAGCTGACACGTGTTTACTTAAAAATCCGAGATAAGAAAGCACAGCTTTCGTCGGACTATAAGAAACAAGAAGAAGACCTTAATCAGAAACTGGATAAGGTCAAAGCCGCGCTACTCGACTACTGCAAAGAGCAGGGGCTTGAGAGCGTAAAGACTTCAGAGGGACTTTTCTACCGTTCGGTGAAGACTCGCTATTGGACCAGTGATTGGGAAGCCATGCACAAATTTGTTATGGAGCATGACGTACCTGAGTTTCTGGAAAAGCGGTTGAACCAAACTAATGTAAAAACTTTCCTTGAAGAAAACCCTGAGACTGTCCCTATGGGACTTAACGTAGACTCTGAATATATAATTTCTGTGAGGAAAAAATGATGAACGGCCCTTTTGTACCAATCGAAGACTTGTCTAAGCACTTTTCCGTATCGGTTTCGACCATACGCGCATGGGTTCGCCAAGGACACATACCAAAAGACACATACATTAAAGTAGGAAACACATACCGTTTCTCTGTTGCTGATGTATCTGTCGCTCTAACCAAGAAAGATAACGTCAAAGCTACTGATAGTACGTCTACCTATGTAGATACACAGGTTGGCGGATTATCCGCAGTAGCTAATACGGCAGTAACCGATATTGAGTTAGGACAAGGTTACACCGACGAGGACTTGTGAGGAGAAGCAGATGCAGAACGTAGGTGAACGCCGCCGTATTAGCATTAGCGGGAGTAAGTTCCGTGAATATGTTAACGGTGAACAAGGTACCGTGTATGATGACACTCTTAACGTGGTCATCTTGAACGCCGCTAAGATTTCTAGGTCTTACTACGCAGGTAATTATGATGCGAGTAACCCTACAAGTCCTAAGTGTTGGTCAGCAGATACTAGTGCACCTGCACCAGAGGTGAAGCAAGAAGATCGCCAAGCCCACCGTTGTATGGATTGCCCCCAAAATATTAAGGGGTCAGGGTCAGGTACGTCACGTGCATGTCGTTTTGCACAGCGGCTAGCCGTGGTGATAGAGAACGACTTTACAAAAGTGTACCAACTGCAACTACCTGCAACATCGTTGTTTGGTAAAGCGAAGGAAGGCAAGATGCCTATGCAAGCCTACGCGCAGTATCTAAGTTCTCATAATACACCTGCTCTATCCGTGATTACCGAATGCGCGTTTGATCGGGGGAGTGCGGTACCCAAGCTGTTTTTCAAGGCGGTACGCCCCCTTGGGGAAGAGGAAGTAGGTCTTGTGGTTTCAATGGCTGAGAGCCAAGAAGCTAAAGAGGCTATATCAATGTCAATTTCAACGCCCTCAAGGGGGTCAATCTTTGCGGAAGTAGACGGATTTGTCTATGACGCAAATGCAAACTAAGGAGACTTTTATGTCTGAGCAATACGTAGTTAAAAAAATAACCGCCATGTACCCTAAACTGGATAAGACATACAGATACGATAACGAGCAACAACGCTCTGTATCCTGTGGACCAACAGATGACGGTGCTGAGTATTCAGTAAACTTCATCATGGACGATGCAACAGCCAAGGCGTTGTGGACGTACATGAAAACAACTTACGCTGAGGAAAAGAAAAAGAACTGGCCTGAGATTAAAAACCCATTCAAGAAAACAGATGATGGGATGTGGTCTCACAAGGCTAATCTGAAGGGCGCATACAACGGCGATAAGACTAAGAAGCCATCGCAGTTTGATGCAAAGACTAACGAACTACCTGATGATTTTCAATTGACAAGCGGTAGCATCGTGAACAGTAGCAGTCAAGGGTATTCCTTACAGTGGTTCAATGGGTGCAGGTTGTTCCCTAAGACTGCAAGCAGTGCAGGTTCTAAAACTTGCAGAGCGTAAGCAATCAAACCCATTTGGTGCCGAAGACGGATACAACTCTAAGGAGGATAACCCGTTTACAGCAGTGGTTGAGGAAGAAGTTGTAGAAGAAGTTGTTGAGGAACCAATTGAGGAACCTACCAAAGTTGTGAAGAAGACTGCATCCGCACCGCCTACGGATGATAGTGATTTGAGTTCGATTATTGATGACTGGGATGATGAGGACTAAGCAAATAGTCAAAGTAATCGAACTACGTCACGGTGAGGACATATTTCTTCACCGTGACGGTTTAGGCAATGGGTGGACCAATGGAAACAAAAACATTTTTATCGAAGGCACTAAGTAGTGGTGGCTACTACTGTGTGTTTGCGGCACGATCAAGTGACGAACGCAAAGCACAGAAGTTCTACGACACGATAGATGCCGTTGTCGATGCCGCTCACAATTATGATAAAGAAGGATACGATGTTTATTACGGACTGGCTACGTTTGATAAGGCAGGTTCACGTAAAGTCGATAACGTAAAGAGATTAAACTCTTTCTTCCTCGATCTGGATTGTGGTCCGAGCAAAGAATTTTTAAATCAAGAACAGGCTATACAGGCATTAAGACGTTTCTGTAAGCACAACAAACTACCGAAACCAACGATGGTCAACTCGGGGAGAGGTATCCATGCTTACTGGTTCTTATCAGAATCGGTGTGCTTAGATGATTGGTTGCCTGTAGCGGAGCGGCTTAAAAGGTTATGTGCACAGCAAAACTTTTACGCTGATCCGGCAGTAACCTCAGATGCGGCACGTGTGTTGAGAGTTCCTCACACACATAACTATAAGACCAACCCCCCGTCAGACGTAGGATTCTTTGGCCTTACCGCCAAGTTCGAGACGGTAGACTTTGATAAGTTTTCAGAGTTGCTTGGGTCTGAGTCGATACCAGTTCCCACAAAAAACATACCAAGGGAACTAAGCGCAACCATGCAAAACCTGATGGGTAATCAGGAAAACAAGTTTAAAGACATACTTATCAAGACCCAGAAGGGTGAAGGATGTGAACAGCTTAAATACATAGTCCGAAACCAAGAGACTATGAGCGAACCATTGTGGAGGGCAGGGCTATCTATTGCTAAGTTCTGCACCGATGGGGAGAAAGCAATACACCTCATGTCCAAAGGGCATCCTGACTACACACCAGACGATACGAAACGTAAGGTGGAGCAAATAAAAGGGCCTTATACATGCGTACGCTTTGACGAATACAACCCCGACATCTGTAGAGATTGTCCCCAATGGGGTGTGATCAAGTCTCCTATTGTGTTGGGTAAGAAGTTACGTGAGGCTGAGACTGACGATGAAGGTAACTATGTAGCGGAAAGCATCGAAGAAGACGAGCCAACCCACGTCATACCTAAGTACCCCCCACCATACGTACGTGGTAGTAACGGCGGTGTTTATATACGTACCGCCAACGAAGACGGCGATGTAGATGAGAAGAGAATATACCATAACGACTTATACGTTGTTAAGCGGATCAGAGACCCCGAGATGGGCGAGTCACTGGTCATGCGTCTGCACCTTCCCCGAGATGGGGTGCAAGAGTTCTCGTTGCCGATGAGTTCAGTCACGTCTAGCGAAGAGTTTAGAAAGAAACTTTCATCTCAAGGCGTAGCAGTTAAAAAGATGGATGAATTAATGTCATATACACTAAGTTGGGTGGACGAACTACAAGCCACCAGTACAGCAGACGATGCTCACGTTCAGTTCGGGTGGGCTAACGACAAGATGGATACCTTTATTTTGGGCAACCAAAAGGTGAGACCTGATTGTATAGAATTTAACCCACCTGCCAATCAGACGGTAGGGTTTTTCCCACACTTTGAACCCAAGGGTACATATGAAGTGTGGCGTGATAACTTAAAATTGTGGGACGATGACAAGTTTCTACTACAACAGTTCGCGCTTGGTATGGGTTTCGGTAGTCCACTAATGGAATTACTCAACGAAAGTTGCGGTGCAGTAGCGTTCATTAACAACGAATCAGGCACAGGCAAAACCATGATGATGTACGCCACGGCAGGTATTTGGGGCAACCCAAAGAAACTTGTTTTGGATAAAGCCGATAGCGTTGCGTTCAAGATGAACCGTGCCGAGGTTATGCACAGCCTACCAACGGGCATTGACGAAATTACCAATCTAACACCACGTCAAATGTCTGACCTTATATATCAAGGCACGTCTGGTAGACAGCGAGGACGTATGACTGCTAGTGCAAACGTAGAGCGGCACCAAGGCAGAGAGTGGGGTTTGTTGATGCAGTACACAGCGAACGCTTCTGTTATTGAGACAGTCAGTCGTGGTAAGGCTATGCCGAAAGCGGAAGCACAGCGCATACTTGAGTGTCGGGTAGAACGTATATTCGACAAGGTAAAAGACAAAGAACTGCAAGATACATTTAAGAGTAACGTGTTTGGGAACTACGGACATGCAGGTCCCCCTTATATACAGTGGGTAATGAAGAATTTAGAAGAGGCAAGAAAGATAGTAAAGAAGGTACAGAGACGGGTTGATGAAAAGGCACAGCTAACATCTGAAAACCGTTACTGGTCGGACACACTTACTGCGACAATATCAGGATTGATAATCTCAAAGAAGGTTGGACTCCATGACTTTGATGTACCGAAAGTATTTAACTGGGCGTGTACCGATCTTATAGCACAAAACAAACGAGGGCTAACTGAAATGGGCGGCTCAGTGCAGGATATTATGGGCGACTTTTTCGCAGAAAACATAAGTTATATTCTGCAAATCAAAAGCACCGCAGACAACCGTGGAACGCATGGTAACGGGCTTGATGAACACGTTATTCCCGAACAGGTAGCGCGAGGCAAATTAGTAGCCCGATACGAAACGGACACCAAATTATTTTACGTAAAACCAAAACCCCTTAAAGAATGGTGCGGTGAGTTACAGATTAACTACGCGCATCTGAAAAGCGAAATCTATGCTAAATGCGAGGGTTATAGTAAGAAAGTGCGGATAACGAAAGGCACTCTTCTGGAATTAGGTTCTACTGATGTGATTGTAATGAAGTTCGATATAGGTTCTGACGATGAAGGTATTGAAGACGTATGATCTAGCGCCCGATGGCGTGATGATAGAAGTTAACTGGGAGGGTATGGCTATCGGCTCTTCCATCTTCGTACCCTGCATAAATACCGACGAGGCAATAAAGCAAGTAAACAAGATATTCTGTGATAGACACTGGGAACTAGAGCACCGACTACGTATTGAAGGTGGAAATTTAGGGGTACGCTTCTGGCGCACAGTGTGATAAAGTTCGATAGACAGCATTGGTCCACCCCTCACGACTGTCTGTCGTTCTCCCTGACCCCCTCTTCGGAGGGGGTTATTTTTTGTTATTCCACAATTCAAACAACACTTTAATCTTCTCTTTGATCTGCTCAATATCTGCGTGCATCTTTGCAAGCACAATTACCAGAGTCACGAAAGCCGCCGCGATAGGCCAGACTACCCCTATGGCGTCCATTAGTTCCACGTCACTACCTCGTTGGCGGCATAAATCCGTTTCTTACACCGTAAAGATGATCCTCTGCGGCTCTACGCATCGCTGGAGACAATGATATACCGTTATACATCTCTTCAGAACTTTTCATGTGTTGCTTTAGTGATCGAGCAATAGAATCTGAAGTCACTTCAAAGCTAGGATGCTCACTATTAAACTTCTGTATTTCACCTTCTAACCGTCCAATTTCGGCCCAATCACCTTGCCGTGCGGCAATGTAATACTTTTTAGTGAGGTTAGACCTTTGTTTCGCAAGAGAGCGATCTATGCGTTTGACTCTTTGATTCTCTTCTTGGATACGTAAGTATTCTGCGGGGGCGAATCCTAGGAACTGTGTAAACAACTCACCACCTGTCATATCGTCGTATATAGCATCAGCACGGCGTGAGTAAATTCCACCGTCTTGTTGGTATCGGCCTAAAGACTTATACGCATTGGAGAAACCGACAGGTAAAAGATTTTCAACCCCCCTCTGCATCTCTCCATTGTATATGTCTACAATGCCTCGTCCCGTACGTTTTGCCACACTAAGNGCAGGTCCACCGATGTAGTAACCAATAAACTCTTCGGCAGACGGATCAGGGTTGTACCTGTTCTCCTGAAGAAGCAGACCTGTTAGACGTACACGTGATGCTACGTCAGCACCTATACCAACTTCATCTAGTATCTGGTTAAACGCGCCTTTGTACCAACCTTCTCCAAGAGCGGCGCGAACAATCTCGTTAGAGTCATCTTCGTCATCGTCGAATAAAACAAGGTCGCAGAACATTTGCACAGCGCCGTACAACGGTATTCCATGCACCCCTGCAAAAAACAGAGCCGACAAGTGTATACCTGCAAGTTGTTTAGCGGCGATCTTCCTAACTTCTGGATCAGTTTGTAGTGACAGTGCCTCACGCGCAGTCTTAAACATTGTGTAGTACATACGCAGACCGTAAGTCTTATACATAGCGGCGACACGTCCGATATTTTCCTGTGCAACACGGGGCGCAGTTTCAAGCGTAGAACCACCGTTGTATTCTTGCGTGTCGTAGAGCGCTTCTTCTGCCGCTAGGTTCTGCCGCTCAGCCATAGGCATCTTGGGGTTGTCAGTCGAGATACGTTCCAACGCCATGTTGTACGCCGCAACCATCGTAACCTGCCTGTTAAATCGTTCTGACTGGTTAAACAGCATGGCGGATAAACCTGTGCCGTAGTCAATACCCGCAGATAATTTGCGTGCTAACGTGTCAGTTCTTCGTGCCTTACCGCCCTCTTGTAGTCCGAGAGCGTCAAAAATAAATGATCGGTTGAGGTGCCCACGTTCCGACGCCATACGCACCAGTGGAGCCATACGCTCTAACTCTTTTAGACGCTCCGCAGGTATGTCTTTATCTTTTTTGACAACAAAGTCACCATTATCGGTGATGTCATAGTAGGAATCCAATCCGTGTGCGACTGATATTTTTTGTGTTGCCGCTACTGTTTTACCACGTATTCCAGTGGCTTCTTTAATTTCTTCAGCATTAACTCTTGCACCTGTCACAAACGATGTAGCGTGCATGATTTCGTTGTATGCTTTCTTATACCCATACCGTGCTCCAAGCATGGGGTAGGTAAACATCGGGGTCTGTGCTGTCTGCACCATAGCAGAAGCTACGTTAAAGCCGATTGTGCCGACAAATGCAAGTTGGTTAAACGTACGAACATACCGCTCGACACCTTTCATCTTCGCGCCGTACTTGGCAAAGTTCATACGTACTTTAATTTCTTCGCTTAGTGTATTGAAACGAAAATCATCAGCGGGAACCTCTAACTCGTTAAGACGTACCTCCATGCTTTGGATAAGCGCGTTGTACTTTAACTTCTCTACCTGCCTACCTAAATCAAAGCCTTTGCTCTTCATCGCATAGACTGCATCTTGCATATATCCGGGCGTACCCTTACGTCTTTGCAGGGACTTAGCGAACGATGACTCCGGGAGCGCATCAATGAATAGACGCATGATTTCAGATTGTACTGTGTCATCGACCTTGTTCGCGCTCAACGAATCAAGCACTTGTTTTACAAACGAAGATGATGGCGCGTTGTTGAAGTCAGCGGAACTAAAGTCCCCATCCATACCTTTAACAGTATTGGAAATAACATCGGGGTCTTTCTTTAACTCGGCTAAAACTCGGTCGCGTTGCCGTTTACTGTCAAACATCTGAAACACATACTTATCGTTCTCTGATTTGACTGCACTGTCTTTGTATTGGAACTCTAACTTGTAACGTCCTTCACGCAACAGTGGGAAGTAAACATCTAACGTATTACCGTCAAACAACTTAGCAAATACTTCTTTCTTCAATTCTGCTGCTGCATCAGGGTTATCACGTAGTGCTTCGTCAATACGCCCGTTGATTGCGTCTTTAAGTTTTCCGTACAAGTCACGGTACATATCACGCATTGTGCGGTAGGCTTTCTGCCCATCAGTACCTAGTGCATCCCAGTCCTTACGTTGCGCGTCCCAAACTTTTTCTAAGCTGTTACCACTTTCATCGGTCTTGCCTTTATATGTGCTACGCGGTTTGGTTGGGTCTACCTGATATATAGTAGCGCCGTGCTCTTGGCTGTATATTAAATCGTTAAGGTTCTTTTGCTTTTCTTTAGTACCGCCGCTAGCAATCCACTTGTCTACAACCTTTACTTGATCACGTACAAAGTCGTCAGCACGTGCCATCGAACCACGCTGGCGCTCCATCAACTCGTGAAACTCTGCCGCAAGTTTACCTAGCTTGGCATCTGCTCGTTTAGCTACATCGCTAAGAGCCTGTGAATCCATCAATTTTGGTAAAATAAACGCTGTCTTCTCGCCCACGACGGTAAACATGTCAGCTATACCGTCAGCCCACTCGCCACGGAACACGTTAGTTAAAGGTTTATGCAACTCTTTCTGCGTGTCATCTATCCCCTTCATCTCTTCTTTTACACCTTTAGCCGTCGATTCCATAGCAAGTTCGTTTGCGTTACGGAACTTAGGAGCAGGTGCAAGAATGCCGTCCACAAGCCTGTCAGCTACTGTCTGCGCTGATTCAATCTTCTTAGGTTGCATACCAACAAGTTT